CTGGACATATGAAACAACGTAGTTTACATATAGGAGGGTGGTCTATTGAACCTAGAATTTATGATAAGCAAATACGGAAGTCCTTTGGTAGTTATTATAGAAGTATTGGACAGCTAGTATCACGCAATTCCTTAAATAACTTTGTGAAAAAATATGAAAAGAGTTGGGGTACTGAATTAACACATGCTTGGGAAAAATTTATTGGAATTTATATTAATAATGCTAGTGGGTTACCTGCTATCTTACCGCCTGAGTATCTTAATGACCCTTATCTTAATGTTAAGGGAACTCCCTATGCTTGGTGGGCTGATAATAATGTTCAAACAAAAATCAATAAGGTTCTTGAAAAGTTTGGTAAGATAGATAAAGACCTACCTAAGGAGCTTAGAGGAGTGTCTTTAGAGGACATACGCAATTGGTCTAATCTAGAAGCTAAATGGCAAATGTCAGCGTTATTAGCACATCCTAAAACTGGTGTTGGTAACTTATATGGGGGAACGGCATTAACTGTAGCATCTGCAGGTCTTGAAAACCTTCGGAGAGCTAGAGATGTTACTTGGCTAACAACTAAACTCAATCCAGGTAAAGACAAATTTGGGAATTATTGGCATAGTATGGCTGATATAGGCAAATATGTAACAAATTTATGGGTAATGCCTGAAATGGTTGCCTTTGAAATCGGGATGCACCCTGAAGCTAGGCAAGCTAATGTTAAAAATTTCTTTGATGCTGCTCTTAAAAAGATACAAAAAGACCCTGAAGTTTCTGATAGAACGCTTAGAGGTTTATTGTCTGAGTATGGGATTGCTGATGCCTTTTGGGACAAAGCCGCTTGGTTTATGAAGACAACAGAACGTGTTCTACGTCGTGATGCATTCATGGCACACTTAGTACAGGCCTGGACAAACTTTGGAGGAGCTCTTCCTCATGACCATCCTGTAATTATTGAGGCTGCTAAACGAGGTGTTAAAGCTACTCAGTTTTTATATAACGCTCCTCACAGACCTTTATTCGCTCAGACTCAATTAGGTAAGGTTATGACTCGTTTCCAGCTATGGAGCTGGAACTCTGTTCGATTTAGAAATGATGTGATTCGTGATGCAGCTAAACACGGTTGGAGAGAAGGCTCCGTAGAGTTTGAAAGATTTCGGAGAACTGCTCAAATTGACCTCTTTATGTTAGCTATGTCTAGTATATTCATGTATTCTCTGTTTGAAGCAGCGTTACCAGCTCCTTGGAATTGGTTCCAAGATACAGCTGATTGGTTATTAGGGGATGAAAAAGAAAGAGATAGAGCATTTTTTGGTGCATGGCCTTCAAACCTAGCCCCATTACAGATGATTACACCTCCAGCAGCACGTATGTTACCCGCTACGTTTAAGGGGCTTATTGACCAAGATTTCAGCAAGTTAAGTGATTATGTAGTTTGGTCTATGTTTCCGTTTGGAAGAATGGCTAGAGATATAGCTGGGAAACACAATATAATAGAGAATCCTGCTCGTTCAGTAGAGAAGCTAACAGGCATTCCCTACCTGCAATTTGGAAGAGTCGCTAAAGAAGAACGTGAGAAAGACCGATTACATCCACGTGGATTGATAGATTTCTAACACAATGTCGTATCAGGACGTTATATTAATCCTAATAGCAGCGCTATTATCCTGGGCTAGTCATAATGTCAATTTACAGTACAACTATAGCTGTCCTTCTTACTGTGCCACTAATCATCTACATCTTTCCAGAGGCCTCGAAGTCCCTCTTGACGAGTTCCATAAGGTCAGTATCCTCGACACAGTCTTGGTGGACAACGACAGTGTGGAAGTCGTCGCCCCCGAAGCCCGTATTGACTCTATAGGTTGGAGCACACGCCCCAATTAGTTCCTCACAAATTGTACAATGTTCCATTAGTCACTTTCCTCAGTTATGTAACCCCATAGTAAAAAAAGATAGACGATACTGTCTATAATACGACCTTCAACAGCTTCTCGTTGACTTTTATGGCCATCTAGATGAGCATTAATTCCATCAATATGTTTTAAAAGATAGGTCATAATAACTTTACCAGGACTAACTTTAATATAATTACTTATTCTTTTAAAATTTGCATGGACGTCATCATCTGCTCGAGCATATTCTTTCTGTCCATCATCCCTCATCTTCTTGATTTTCAACCAGAGCTTGTCCATTTCCTGATTTAGCTTTTTGTTCTTCAAGTCTTGCCTCCATTTCTTTAGTGTAAAATTCGTTAAACTTTTCAACTCTATCGTCAAATTTAATAAACATATCAAGTGCTTTCATTTGTGCCGTAACTAGCTCTTCTAATCCTTGCACTTGACCCAATATATGGGCTATAGCTTTGTCTCTGTCCATATTAGTTGGTTTAAATTTAGTTTTTTTCATTGTCCCTCCATGCTTCATCCATTAAGGATAGCATCCTGTTTAGTGTTATGTCAGTCAGCCTGCTTGTTATTTTAACTCCGTACTCTGTTATTTTGCCAATGTTATCTGAAAAATAAGCCCATCTATTAAAATAAAATCTAATTAAGTCATCGGTAGTCCTAATAGCACCTCGTTTCATTATGCATTCCCTTCGTCAATGAGCTCACTTTTTACTATTGCTTTACGTCGACCTTTGGAGCCAACTTCACGTGCATATAAACATTTCTTACAAATAGTTTGTACTATAGGTCTATAATCAGAAACAAATTGTTGGGGCCTATGACGAAACTTTTCTGTTTTATCATGTACCCCACAACAATCGCAAGTAGCGTAGATTTTGCCTAAATTCTTAATGTATCTTTTTAACGCCAAAACCTAGCTCCTTTCTTAGTTTAGCTAATGAGTTTGTAATTATTTCATTTAATTCGCTAGCTGTTGGAGTATGAAATGTAGATTTCTTGCCAAATATTTTATCATGTTTAGCGGCATATTCTTCTGACCATCCCATACGATTTTTGTCACCTTTCCCGTTTATCATGCTATAAACAGGCTATGAACTACCATGACCATAACCGCCATAGCCATAATTAAAAGGATTTTTTCCAGTAAATTAAAGTTACTAATAAAGTCCCAATTACTTTGTGGTTTGTTTTTCATTTTTTTACCTCACACCATTTTTCGCATTTAGTACATAAGTATTTATCTTTATATACTTTGACCTTTACTTCATGACACTTGCTTAGCAATATATCATCGTATCTATGCATATCCCAGTAAATAACTGAGCTAGCAAATATAGCACAAGCGACTAATACTAATTTATAGTCCATTCTTTCTCCCTTCGACATGCTCTATTAACATGTCGATTTAATCCCATAACCACAGAGCGTAGCTTAGGTCGTGGTAGCGACTGAAAATCACCTCTCTGTGGTTCTTTAGGGGTTTACCTACTTTTCAGTAGGTTTATCTCCATCAGTGTCGCCTGACTCTTCAGGTTTCTCTGGTAGAAATTCAACTTTCCTCCATCTTTCAATGGTATTACAATAGGTAATTAAGTTATTAATTACTACTACATTTTGTTTTGCGGCCTCTTCAAGTTGTGCAATCCGTTCCTCTAGAGTTAGTGGAGTTTCTGGCTCTACCGGTTCTACAGTGGGTTCAACTTCTTCAGGTTTCGTAGCTACTTGTTCTGACATATTCCCTCTTAATTAAAGGTTTTCAGGTTCAAACACAGGTAAACGATATACTGTCTTAACCGGTGCTTTTGATTTAGGTTTGGGGTTCCCACCCATAAGCCATTCCCAGACGCTATAAACGCTGGCTACAGCTTCTTCATTTATCTTCCATTCCTTAGTTAACGGAAGTACTTTTGTTTTCCATGTATCCTTTAGGTATAATCCATACACCTTTTGAATAGGATATTCAGGAAAATTAGCGTTCCAAAGCTGAGCATAACAAGTTAATTGTAACTCATGACTTTGATAAGGAGCTCCAGTTTTAATATCTATAATACATAGTTCATCATCAATATAACATATTATATCAGGAGTACCTGAATAAGGTAATGATTCATGAAACAATTTGTACTCTAGAGCTACTACTGTGGGCTTAATGGTTTTAAACCACTCCTCAAAGCTCATCATTCGCTTAGCTACTTCGTCACCATAAGATGACAGAATAGTTTCAGGTAAGGCTAATGTTCCCTTTATCATTAGCTCTTCGCACAACTCGTGTACTAGAGTCCCTCTGCGTGCAGCAGCGTCTCTGTATTCACAAGCCAAGCTATAAGATGGTGAATCTCCTAGCCATTTATCAAATCCGATACCCTTGCTTAAGGTAGCGCCTATGAATGTTGTCACTGACGGAACCCAAGAGTAGCCTTTGACAGCACACCACCGTTCGTTCCCGGGGTGGTAATTTACCTCTTGTTTCCTCTCTTTTAAAAGCTTTTTTAAGGTTTCGCAATCTTGCATTATTCTCCTCTCTGCAGATTTTGCATAGTTTTCGTTTTAAACCGTAAGTTGGAAATCCCTTCCTATAATAAGCTGAGGTATAGAATTGTCCAGAACTTTGTTCAGGTTGTTCTTCAAATGGTTTGTTACATTCCTTATTCTTACAAACAAACACTGGAAAATGAGCTTCTGGATTAATAGCCTTAAGATGTTCTTCTCTATTAGCTCTACCCCCTGTAACAGGGTATCTTGGTATCCACCAGCCATATCCATCTAATTCTAATTTACGCACTTATTACACTCCTTCCCGAGTTGATATACTAAAATCTAGAGGAAAACGCCTTGTGAACGCCCCTGTCTCTTTTGTTAATTGAAATTGTGGAGTAAACAGTTGTCCTCCCCTAGATTTACGTATTATTAGCGGAATACCTCTTTAGCAGCCATCTTTCTCATGATATATTTTGATACATTAGCAGGCTGTTTACTTATCCAGTCTACAAATCTACCATAATGTTTATCACTTAGCGGACCTTTTCGTGTATTGCATTGTCTGCAAATCATTTCAAGGTTAGTGCTGATTGATGCTCCTTTTGAGGCAATGGGTACGATATGGTCACACACCATGTTTTTTATATCTAATAACACACCACAGTAACGACAGGGCGTGTTATAGCTATCATAAAACATTTTGCGTATCTCAGTAAGTGTCATTTTGAAATATATATCATTCTTCCTGCTGCGTTGCCGCAGAGATGAACGTAAAGTACTAGACTTTACCATAAGTTTCTTAAACACTTTACTATGAAATCGACCATGCCGTGTCTTCAACTTACAGGCAAAGATTTCTTCCCAGTCTTTACGACGTAGGGGTGCCAGTGAGTTTATAGACTCCATAAGTTGTTCCATTCCGTGTTACCATTTTAGTTTCGATAGTGAACCCTTTCTTTCTCCAATTAAAGATAATTGCAGATAAACGGTATATTCCAAACAATTTCATTGCTTGAGCTCCATTTACGGTTCTTCCTCGTAACATGTGTTTTAGTAATCGTTGTGTACGACTAGTTTTACCAGTCACTTTCTTCGACATTGACATTCGGTCTCCAATCTAAGGTCCATGAGAAGTGTAGTTTTCCTATAGCTATTAATAATGTAGTGCAAGTGCCCTCTTCATCAGTGCCTCCTGCTATACCTATTTTAAAAAAACTAAAAAGTCTAATTAAAAATCCATTATCATATTGTGCTATTTCAAACAACCTCATCAGGTGTCCTCAGCAGTCTAAAGCTTGGTGTCCATTTGACGTTTACTTTAAATAGTTCTCCATCTGTATTCTTATAGAGCTCTATTGATTTTTTAGTAGACTTCGCCTGTCCATTCAAGCCAATTACTTTTCTACTGGCATTCTCGATAGCACCAGACCCCTTGCCAGCGTAAAGGTCTAATACCTCATTACGTGAATATTCTCTGCTCACCTGAGAAACTTGAATAATAATACAATCATTATTGACAGCCATATTTGATAAACTATGAGAGATGTATTTAATCTGTTCATATTCTCCTCTAACTGAAGGAGGTGTTTCAATAAGGTCAATATAATCTACTATTACAACAGCAGGCTGCAAATCACGTATCTTCTTTTTTATGCCCTCTATAGTTGGCTGTACAGTTTGTATCTGTAAATGTGAGAGTTCATCAATATGCTTATAATAAATATCTTTATAATTAGTATTGATTTCTTTCTTTGATTTATTAGAAACAATTTGCAAGTGCCTTCTATGCATATACCAAGCTGAGAGTTCTAAAGATAAAAACAGTGTTGGAAGCTGTTTTGATTTATCTATAGTATTATTAACAAAGTCTAGCCCTAGAGCTAAATTTTGTACAAATGTAGTTTTATTCGAGCCTGTGGGCCCAAATACTGTAACTAACTCTCCTGGATATATTGTAGCATCTATCTCATCAGGTAATCCTAATGCCCAGCCAAGGTCAATTATTCTTCCACTAAAGTCTGTCTCTAAGCGTGATTCAAGGTCATTTTGTAAATCTTGAACATTCTTAACATCAACAGTATAATCTTTATGTCGAAAATAAATACATCTTGTCTGACATCTTGGAGCTAATAGCTCATCTTGACAACTATAGGTATAACCTCCGTTATAAGTATCCTCTATGACTTTCATCACGGTGATATCTTCTAACTGACCATCATTCCAGT